GGCTGGCATCTACCAAGGTGTCAGCCTTTCTTGTTTCTTACTACGTACTCTAGGTACACGTATCTACTTCACATGTACTTCACATAAAAAATAAAAGTAGTCCTTTGCATCTTGGTACTTCTTGCATCTCGCTAAGAATTTGGAAAAAATGTTGGAGACGTTTTCAGGAAGGTCTCTTTCCATACGTAACCCTTTCTCACGTCCAAGCCATTTTAACCAAAAGGTACTGCTTCTGCTGATTTTGTACATCATCTTATAGACGCAAAGTTGTACACGTATCCGACAAAAGATGATACATTTATTCCATGGCGCATACACCCGATCTTCCTAGGAGCGAGCAGGAGTTTCTTGCCACCCTCTCCAAGGAGCAACTGTGGTGTCGTGTACGTAACCTGTCCGACGCGGGCTGGACCCTACAGTCCATCGGAAATGCGTTTTCTCCGCCGCGAAGGAGAAGCACTATTCGAAGTTGGGTTATCAAGGAAACGTCCCAGTTCGAGTTTATCACCGCGACCCCTGTTCCGCCTGAGAAGAAGATAGTCTCAAGAAGAAGGCGCCTTCCGTCTCCTGGGATACCTCACGACGAGCAGTTGCGTATTGCAAGACTGTCACCGCTGGCACGACGCTACCGCGCACGCACCAGCAGCACGTCCGCTTCTTTCACCGCGAATCAGGAACTAACAAGTATAGCAGGACATCTTTACAACAAGGGTGTTACCGTATCGGAACTAGCCCGTGCCTCAGGAGTTACCTATCGCGCGATGAAACGTCGAGTAGATAGGGCACTTCAATGAAGGTAGTTCATGATTTCTTCCCGGCGACAATAGTTGCGGTTGCGCCAAGGATCGTAGAGGACTTCACAACTGTAACGACAAACCGTGTGGACGTGCCAAACGGCAACATGTATTTCGAGCGCGTTCGCGTTGTTGTCATGGAAAAAGACGACGGTACGAAGATACTCATGGTTGCGGCTGATCACCACACCGGACCAAGACTTATATTTTCTGAGCGGCTCTCCAACTTTAACTGGTCAGGAGACCGAAAGCTTGACTCCCAGGCTCTAACCGAGTCCGGGAAAATTATCGCCTTCCGATACGTCCAAGGTTGTAACTGCGGCAGCAGACTTCGATCCTGGAGCCCGTATCGGACCATGGACTCGATTAAGGACCCCACAGAATGAAGCTAGACCTATTTCAACTTCAGTACATGTCACTTCTCAACTTCACCATCCTTACCCTGTTTGTCTACCGTGTTACGCGCGCGATAGTTTTTGACGAGGTATTCTCACCGTTGCGCGAGTGGGTGTGGTCCCACAAGGCACCTGAGGATTCCTACGTCGGTTATTTCATTACCTGTTCGTGGTGCGTCTCTCTATGGGTTGCGCTCCCGGTTGTGTTTTCATACGCTCTATTTCCAAGTATCACCCTACTAGTTGGGTGTATATTCGCCCTATCAGCTCTGGCTGGACTCATAACTGCGCGTTTGGATCAGTAATGACCCTGCGTTCCGTTAACCAACGACGAGGAGTAAACTAGCGTGCCTATTTTTTCAAAGGGCGAAACACCTAAGCGTGCGCCGCAAGGTCGCCGTCCTCGTCAACGCCGTGCAGGCAACGCTCCAGCTACGATCCAGGTAAACCCACAGGTTCTTAACGACGCTACATACGCGTCATCACTTCCGTATTCTTCACCGCGACCTATGACAGCCGCCGCGGCTCTTATCCCGCTGAACGATAAGGGCGAGGTTGAGCGCTTCAAGCAACGCCGCACCGGTGGTTCATCCGACTGGCAGTCAGAGGCCTGGGAATACTACGACGGTATCGGTGAAATTAAATATGCCTTTAACCTCGTTGCATCCGTCGTCTCACGAATTCGTCTCTACGCGGCTGCGGTTGATAACCCCGCGGAAAATCCGGTACCTGCTCGCAACAGTGACCTAGTAGATCCACGTCTTGCCGAGGCAGCCGAGCGCGTAATTGCGCGCCTAGACTCCGCTTACGGCGGACAAGCTGGGCTTTTACGCGACGCCGCGTTAAACTTATCCGTATCCGGTGAGTGCTATCTCGTCCAGTTCCCGGAGCGCAAGGGCACAGGACTTGCGGAGTCATGGGACATCCGCTCGACCGACGAGCTGCAACTTGACGCCCGCAACAACTACATTATCGTTCCACGCCGTGACGTTCTTAGCTCCGGATCACGTGGTCCTTCATCCGCGATTAGTCTTCCTAAGTCCGCGTTCGTCGGACGCATCTGGAGAGCTCACCCACGCTACTCCGAGGAATCCGATTCATCGTTGCGCGGTCTACTTGACCTCTGCTCTGAGCTTCTTCTCCTCAACAGAACGTTTCGTGCGACAGCGCGCTCGCGTCTAAACGCGGGCGCTCTCTACCTGCCGGACGGACTTTCTGTTGCCGCTTCACCAGATCCTGATTATCCATATGATGACGAGAACGATCTGAATCCAGGCATGACTGCCGAGGAGGCAGCGGACGAGTTTGAGGATCAGCTCATCGACGCGATGACAACTCCGATTCGTGACGAGGACTCCGCTAGCGCGGTCGTTCCACTTATCATCCGCGGACCTGCGGAACTTGGCGACAAAATTAAGCAGTTTAAGTTTGAACGTTCTTTTGACCCTGCACTTGCCGAGCGCAGTGATAGAGTTCTAGAGCGTATCCTCCAGGGACTTGACGTTCCTAAGGACATCGTCACAGGTTTGGCAAACGTTAAGTATTCGAACGCACTCCAGATCGACGAAGCCCTCTATAAGGCTCACATCGAACCGTTGATGCTTCTCATCGCCGACGCGCTTACGGTTGTGTATTTCCGTCCGGCGCTTATCGCGTCAGGATTTACCGAGGAGGAAGTTAAGCGCCTCGTTATCTGGTATGACCCATCACAGGTTGCAACACGCAACGACCGCGCGATGGATGCGGACTCCGGATTTGACCGCATGGCAGTTTCATTTGAAACATGGCGCCGTGCACACGGGTTCTCCTCGGCGGACGCTCCCGAGGCGAAGGAAGTTGCGATACGCATGCTTATGGAGAAGGGCACGCTCTCTCCGGAGATGACGCAGGCAATGCTTGCCGCGATTGCTCCCGAGGTTACAAAGGCAGCTACCGCCGCACAGCAGGCTGACTCCGTCGCACCTGTTCCACCTGAAATTCAACAGATACTAGAAAACGCGGCAGCTCCTGTCACGCAGGAACCTGCAGAAGAACTACCAGCAGCTTTACGGGAAGGCATCTAACTAAAATGGAGCAACCAAAGGCCAATAAGGCAGATCTCGTAAACGCCCTAGCAAGCGCCCTAGCCGACGCGGTAGTTGTCTACCTCGACGCGCAGGACGTAGCCGTGGAAGATACATATAAAGATTCACCTTATGACAACGCGCCTATGGTTGAGCAGCTTATGGATGACGACAGCGGTTGCCCTCTTTGTGGACCTGCCGGTTGTGTATGCCCTGCGTGCGAAGGCGGCTACTGTCTCTGCATGGAGGACTGTGCATGTGCCTACTGTCATCTAGTGTTGGACGTTAACGTAGAGGACAGGATGTCCGGTGAGTTTCAAGAAGAGCAGAACGAGGCACTTATCGCGGCAGGAATTATCGTTGCCGAGGAGCAGGATCTTGCCAAGGCACTTTTAGAGATCGCCGAGAAGCACGGAAAGTTTAACGAGGACCGCACAGGTATCTGGGCAGGTTACACTCCGGCGGATGAAAACGAGTACAAGGAGATCGGTGTTAAGTGCATCAACTGTGTTCTCTATGAATCACCTGGAGTCTGCAAGATTATCGCACAGCCTATCGAGGATGACGGCAAGTGTCGCTTCGCGGTTATCCCTGACGGAGTTGTTAAGGTTGAAGACAGCCAGATCACTGCCGCCGGATCTAAACCAGCTCCTAAGAAGGACAGAATTAAAGGATCCGACAAGAATGCGCCTGGCTCCGCTGCAGGAAGCAAGAAGATTGTTTTCTCCGACAAGGTAGAAAAATCTCTTCGCAATAAGGTTGAAGATCACAACAAGGATGCGGCAGCCGGACGCAAGGCAACTCTTCCGATGTTGAAGGCAGTCTACCGTAGAGGTGCAGGCGCGTTCTCATCAAGCCATAGACCAGGAATGACCCGTGACGGTTGGGCGATGGCTCGCGTTAACGCGTTCCTTAAATTACTAAAGTCCGGTCGTCCAGCCAACCCTAACTACAAGCAGGACAATGATCTTTTGCCTAAGGCACACCCTAAGTCATCAAAGGCCGAGGCTTCAGTTCTTCAACACGAACTTCTCGAGGTTGCGCTGAAGAGTGCAGGCGAGTACGGTTCACCTGAACACGCTATCTTCTCGATGGCGGAGTACTCATCTCT